TGTTGATGTGTACAAATTTGTTTTTGTTTACATCCTTAGCTGTACCAGCACCACCGATACGCTTAACATCGTAATAAACATAAGCATCGAATGAAGTATTGAAGATACCTCTATTCAAACTAATGTTGTGCTGAGTTGTGGTAGAAGTGATCGTGCCATTTGAAGATAGATCAAACACATAACCAGCAGGATAACGAGTCTTATGATCCAGCGTCACACCACTGCGAGTATAAGAGATCGTATTTGCAACCTTGATTGTGGTTGCGTTAGTGATTTCGGTAATGCGTTCCAATACAGTATTTGCACCGTCAGCGATTTCAATAAACTCACCAACACGATACTGTGTATCAAAAGAAGTAGAAGAACCAGTAATTGTATTACCAGTAAACGCAGAGATTGTACCACCCTGTTCTGCAGTTACAGAATCCTTCAATACAACAACGATATTTCTTTCGTCTGCATTTGACAGAGGAGAACCAACATCGTTCATGTTTTCAGTAACGGTCAAATAAGAACCGTTTGAACTCCAACCGCCAGTTGTACCGTTAGTGCCAAAGTTGACAACCTTTTCTTGACGATATACCCACTCACGAGAAGCGATGCTATCACTTGAGTCTTTGAGGTTTCTTACAGCCTTTCTACCGAAAGAGAACACCAATGTATTCAAATTGGTTTCCTGCAACTTAGCAGAACCATTTGTTTCAAGTACGATGTCAGCAATAGCATCATAAGTGCCATTTTCCTGACGAACAGCACGAACATCAGAGAAAGAGTAACCGCTATTCATCTTCACATTGAAGATATACAGACGATACTTAGCATTCCATGTGCCTGCGGTTCCAGAATCATACTGGAAGCCACGAACATTCGCAGTACCAATAGCAGTACCATGAACACCTTCATTGCTTAGAGACTTGTTAGAAATGGCTTTCTGACCAGCATTGTAGAGAGTTACTTGACGCAATCCTTGAACATCCCAGCGACCTACATTTTCTTTTACGAAAACATAGTTGCCGATCTGCTGACCGATTGCTGCGTTGTCGTCTGTCTGATAAGTTGTGGCTTTATCAGTTTCGATGTACTTTGTGGATTGTAACTCAATCTTGCTACCACCAACATAGCCAACACCTTTTTCAATCTCAATAATCAATTTTTCGTTATCGCCACCAGCTGCTGATGTATAACGACCAAGAGAATTGGTCTTCTTTAGATGTTCACGAATACGCAGATTAAATGGATCAATAGTAAAGTTACCATTGGTATCATACATTCTATCTGCCATAAACTTACCGAGATCAGCATAAACTGTATCGGTTTGTTTCTGAACAATCTTACCTTCTTGAACTTCAGCAATTGAGAAGAAAGAAACGGTGTTGGAGAAACCAAGATTCGCAGTTTGCAAAGTTGGTGTTAATCTCAAACGACTTGCGCCAGGAGCAGCATAATTAGATGCGCCAGATGCATTATCTAACAGTGAAGAGTCTGCATTTGAATCTACAACAGATTCAGTTGTCTTAATACCAACCAGACTACTTGGAGTCAGCGTGTACTTACCAACAATGGTAGTCTGCGCTGGAACATTAATAAAATGTCCCTTGTGATAGATAATACCATCAGAGAGATTCGCTTTAAGAGCCTTGCCAGTTGCGCCAGACTGAATTGTGTTTGCGGCAACAACAAAGCCAGCGGAACGAGTCTGACCAGAAGTAGTAAATACAAGAATTTCGTTGTTAGAGAAAGTCTTGGTTGTATTGTTAGCACCAGAGTTTGTATAATGGCAATATACAGTCAGATAGTTTGGAGCAGCAGATTCGGAACCTTCAACAGCCGTAACCAACTTCGCAGTTACACCTGAAGACATACCAGTAATAGTACAGTTGGCAATTTTACCGCCAGAGTAGAAATCCCCAAGCAACAATACACGGTTGTTTGCGTCTTTGTCACGCAGCTTTACATAGTTTGTTTCATCAACGATCAGACCACAGCCAGTAATTACTGTACCATCAAGTACAACTTCATTAGCAAATCGTTCAATCTGATTCTGCAGAATAGTTTGTAGCTGTGTTAATTCACGAGCCTGTACTGCATATCCAGGACGAAAGAGAACACGATGAAAATTTTTGTTCTCGTTAAAGTCGTCAAAATATGGACTTTGATTAAGATTGGTTTCGATTGCCATTACTTATCCTTAGAAGTCTAAAATGATCTTAATATCTTCAATTTGATCTGGGTCACGAGTAACTGCTTGTAGATTTTCTGTAAAGAGAACCTCACCAGAGAATGTATTTGCTTCTGGACCAGCGAGTGCTTCAACAGTAGCAATCTTGGTTTCGCTGGTACTCTTCAGAATTACATCATCTTTGGTGAAGGCAGCATAGTCGCTATAACTTTCAACATTATTTATATAGACCGTATAGAAGGATGGATCAGATTGTGTCTCATCTTCACGCAAATATACGATGTTTGCATTGGCTGCTTTTACTGCGTTTGCAAGTGCTGCGGCAGCACGAGCCGCTGGACCAAGTGCGGTTACAAATTCAAGTTCACCTGTTTCTGCACGAAGACGGTTTCTTTCGTTAGTAATGATATCGCCAACAGTCAACGCATTGACTGGAACTGCACCATTCATCTGATTGTAAGAGATTGTCAAACGATTGCAGAATCTTAATGTTGCTGGGCTATTACTTGTGTTTGCGATATACTCTACAGTTGTAGGTTCGTTGTTTGCATTTACCTTTAGCACAGGGTCACGCAGCAAACTAATTGTACGGAAATCTGTATTTGATGGAATGTATCCTCTACCTGTTGCAGAAACACCTTCAGAACCATTGAATTGAACATTCAACATTACTTTATCAGCATACAGCTCACGAATAGGATCATGTCCGTGACCTCCAAGAGGTGATATGACAACATTCGCCGTTGCGCCTGCACCGTGAATACTGTTTGATGAAATCAACGCTTGTGCTCTTGTATAGTTGCTACCAACACTAATTACAGCAATGTTAGCAATCGAACCAATTGATGTGTCAACAATCGAGTATGCTTTCGCACCCATACCGTCACCAATTACTGTTACGGTCGGTGAAATGATAACACGAGAATCTGTATTTGCGATTGTTTGGAATGCAGTGTTTACTGTAAGCGTTTTTGTTGTTCCGGAGTAATCAATAATTCTACGCAACTGCCCTGCGCCTGTTCCGGAGATAATGTACACGGAAGATCCGTTGTAGAAATTGTCAATCGGAGACGGCAAACTATCAACCGCAGTTGACAAACGAAGTGTATTTGTACCAGCAGATTCAACAACACCATTGGCATAATAGTGATACCCTGAACCAGTTTGTACTGTTTCAATTACATGAATTGCGCCATTCACCGCAGCGTTCTGTACTGCAAGTTGGCGAGCAGACTCAACGCTACCGTCAGATGATTGAATTGTTTTGACTGGAATATGTAGCGGAGTCATAAACTTCTGAGCATCACCCAGAGGAATTGTGTACATATACTTCCAAGTATAACCATCGGAGGTTGTGAAAGGAAGTGTGGAGAATCCTGTTGGTTGAACAGTCGATGCTGCGCTCTTATTGTTATACAGACACTTATAAACATTGTTTTCGTCTGTCATAACATAGAATGCACGATCATACATGTCAGTATCGATGTCACGATACATTGCATAAACTGTACCAGAAGTCCAATCGTGTCTTACTGTTACATGACTAATGTCACCAGCAGTAACTTTTTTACCACCGATAAACTTACGATGCAACTCATAGTGAAGATGTTGTTCGTTGTCTGGCGGTTGAATAGGAGTTGGTTCGTTCGGCCAATCTTCTTCTCTACCAAGACAAACATAAAGAATGCTAGAATTTTTCGTATTACGACCATCTTTATCGGATGCTGTGCCAGAAATCATTGAAGCTGCAGCAACAAATGCTTCTGCAGCTTGAATTGATAAGTCTTTGGTTGCGTATCTATAAGTCGCCATTAGAAAGATCCTGTGATATAATAAGCATTTGCTCCAGATACATCTGGCTGCGTCCAATGTGCTACAAGGTTAGCAGAAGTTGCGGAGTTCACTCTATTTAGTACGAGTCTCTGATATTGTTTATGATCAACTTCGATAAACAACACATCACCGTTAGCAAATTCACTTGTCAATGTAGTGGAAGAGCCAACGATGTTATGCGCAGTTTCTGTATTTGCATAGTAGATGTTTGCCGCTGACACAGCACCATATACCCACTTCGCATTTAGATTTGCGGTTGTTGCATCAGTAACCGTTGCAAGTTTAACTTTCCAGAACTGATTGGTCAGACCTGCACCTGGATCGGTCTCAATGATGATAAAGTCATTGTTTGCGAACTGATCATCAAGTGCAGTGCTGGAACCAGTGATGTCCCAAGTATTGTTTGTGATACTGATTGTACCTGATGCTTTTGGTTTCGTAATCGAGATCGTTCCGTTGGACTGCGCCATACGAGTTTTTGCAGTGTTTGCAGAAACATTTATTGAGGCATTTGACTGCGCACGATACTTACCGAACAATGCCTGACCTGCTGGATGACAAAGTTTTAATGCGATATCACGATAACGAGAAATTGAAATCGGTGAAATCAATTCGTAAGAGAATTCTTGATAGTAACGACTATCCTGAATATACCCACGAGCAGAAGAGATATGGCTACGAGTTGTGCCATAGTATCCTTCTGAGTTTGCTACACCTTGTAGCCTAAGGATACCAGTTGCGCCAACCGCCAATGGGCGATTGGTCGCTTCAATACGAACTCTTTCTCCCTGTTTATAGGAGAAACCTGAATCTAGTGTACGCAATGTAACGATTGTGCCGTT